GCCGCTTACTCTGTGGCTGGCGCTCGCACTGGTGCAAAGATCACCACACAAAACCAAGTGACATCGCTGACCGTTACTGCCGCTTGGAATCCCGCTGATACAGCACAGCTGTTGATCCGTGATGACGGCTACAACGGCACAATCGTCCGCACCTATGTGGTCGCTGTGTATGACGGCACTGACACTGTTGCCTACGCTTTCAACGGCATGGTTGGCGGTATGTCTTGGGATATGTCTCCTTCTGCCGAAGGTAAGTTCAACTTCACCATCCACCCCATCGGTGGCAACAGCTACGGCTGGTCCAACAACGACTAATACAGCATGACGACAATAAAAGACACTACAGACCTGCTGAGTTTCCTTGTGAGCCAAGCTGATTCTTCCAAGAATTGGTTTGGCTTTACACAGCAACGCATCACTGCTATTGCGTTGGCTCACGACATTGCAAGGCATCACGCCGACAAGATGACACCAGAACAAGCGGTGCAATATGCCATCGACTTGAATCAGGCTGTCTACGAAAAGATTATCAAAACGACACGATAAGGAAAAACCATGTCACGCATTCAATCTGCTTTTGGCGACAGTTACCAAAAGGCATCCGCACATCTACGCACCAAGACATTTGAGCTTGGTGGTCACGTCTTCAAGGTTCGCATCCCTTTGTCCAAAGAGATGGAGCAAATTGAGACAGCAATCACAACCATTGACGATAAAGTCCTGAAGCAGCGGTACGAGAAGATGTCGTCCAGCTTCCGCAACGGCGTTTTGTTGGACGGCGTTGAAGTCACTGATGATGATGTCATCATTGAGGGGCGCTCCACAAAAGAACTGGCTAGGTCCGTTATTTTGATGGAGCAAAGAATTGTTGAGTACATCAAGCTGCTTGTGCCAGAGAATGGCAATTGGGATGGCTTGACGTATGAAGAGGTAGAGGCCGAGTGGCCTATGACCGTGCAGCTGGAGATGATCGCAAAAATTAGCGAAACCATTCAACCCGGCTTCAAGGACTCCAGAAAAAACTAATACAGGACGCTCACTCACAAGCCCGAGCGTATGTGTACGCTCACGGTGGGTGTCCTGACGATATTCCGGTCGATGACCTGCGGAACATTGAGATTATGTTGGCTGATGGAGTGATTGGGAATAAAGCGACCCTGCTGGCGCTAAGTTCCTTGACCACGGGCAACTTAAACTCGAAAATGCAGAAGACGGCAAAGCCATTCCGAATGCAGGATGTCTTGCCGTCAACGCACGACTATATCGTCCCGCCTTTGAGCGAAGAGCAGCAGCGTGAACAGACGAACAAGCAATTGCTGGCGTTTGTAGCGATGAAGCCCGGTTCGGAGGCATTTTTGAAAGTTTGACATGGCCTATACCCCTCAAGGGCAAAAATACCAGCTAACCGGATTTGCTGAATTTGAGCAGCAACTGGAAGAAATGGCTAGGGATTTTCGGGGTGACTTGGTTGCTAGAAACACTCTTGTTCCTGCGGCCAAGTCGGCTATGGAGTCGGTTTTGAACTCTGCCAAGTCCAAGGCCAGAGTTGGCGACAAGCCAAGGGATGCCGACAATCCGATCCACATGAAAGACACCATTCGCTTGGACGCTCGTATTCCAAGTGAAAAAGACAAGCGAAGCGATTACGTTAATGAAACTGATGCCGCCATCGCTGTGGTGTCGGTCAAAAAAAGCGCCGTCTCACTGGCAAACGAGTTTGGCACTAAGAAGATGCCAGCAAGCCCTTTTTTGCGCCCTGCACTGCAAGAAAACACTCAGACTGTACTTGGCGCACTAAAATCTGAACTGGCTCAAAGAATCACTGATTACGCCAAGAAACTGGAACGCAAGAGGAACAAATAATGGCTTCACAAAACATTGCCCGACTTGGCGTTGTCCTTGGCTTGGACACAGCAGAGTTTTCTGCCTCTATTGACAAAGCCATATCGGAAAACACAAAACTCAAGAACTCTATTCGCCGCGAGACTGATGCCGCAGCGAAAGAGATTGTTGCGCTCAAATATGCGACCGATGACTATGGCAAGGTGGTTTCTAGGGTCACAATGGTTGAGCGAGAGATGGCGGCTGGAAGGTTCAAAAATGCCACCGCCGACATTAAGAAGCAACTGCTTGACCAAGCCAAGGCATACGATGCAATAGCCGCATCAGCAAAGAACGCTGCTGGCGCTCAGTTCAAGATGAACGAGCAACAGAAGATTCAGTTGACCTACCAAACAACTGACTTGGTGACGCAGATTGCTTCCGGCCAAAGCCCATTGATTGCCATCTTGCAGCAGGGTGGCCAATTAAAAGATGTGATGGGCGGCGTTGGAAATATGTTCCGAGCCATTGGCACATTGTTTACTCCACTTACCGTTGGTCTTGGCACAGTTGCTACGGCAATCACTGGAGTTGCTTTGGCGGCATATCACGGCAAAGATGAGCTTGACAAACTGCGCGATGCCTTGACTTTGACGGGTCAGTTTTCTGGCGTGACTGAAAAGTCTTTTTATTCCCTTGCTGACGAATTGAGCAACAGAACCAATGCAAGTCTTGGAAGGACAAAAGATGCATTGATGGCTGTGATTTCTACTGGTCAGTTCACAGGCAAAGCGGTTAATGCCGTCACACAGGCTGTGATTACTTATTCACAAATTGCTGGCGTGAATGCCAAAGAGGCGGCAGACAAACTTAAGGGTGGATTGAACGGAACTGCTGAAGGCGCAAAATCTCTCAACAAAGAGATGAACTTTTTGACGCTGGAACAGTACAAGCAAATTGAGGCTCTTGAGAAGGCGGGTAAAAAACAAGAGGCGGCACAAGTTGTGGCTGTGGCCTTGAACACGAAACTTGAGCAACAGCGCCGTGAGCTTGGTTATCTGGAAAAGGCTTGGGAGGCTACAACAAAAGCGGCCAGCGGTTTCTGGAACTGGATGAAGCAAATTGGCAAGCCTGAATCGACAGATCAAGTTATTGCTCAATTGGACAGGCAAATTGCTGCCGCGCAGAAGGCACTTGATAAAGCCAACAAAGACAATCCTTTTTATGAGAGACAAAAGCAAGGCCTTGAGAGTTTAAAGCAAGAAAGAGAGGCCGTACTTGAAGTTGAACGACTCAAAGCCCGATCCGCATCAGCCAAAGATGTTGGCGATGCCAAGGCAAAAATTGATGAGTACGACAAGTACAAGGGAATGCTGCGTAGCAAGGCATTTGAAGTTGCCAAGGCTCAAACCGATGCAGAGTTTGCAGGCGCTCGTGTAGGCGTTGGAGAGATTGAGGCTTTGCAGCTTGAGTCAATGAAAAAGTTGGCTGATGCTCGTACAGAGATGGCGCAAAAGAACCGTGAAGAAGACGGCAGAGCTACGGCGCAAAACCTTGAGATTTACAAGAACAAGGCTATTGTTATCGCCACCGAGACTGCTGAAAAAATTAGGCAGATTCGCACTAAGAATATGCTTGCAGAATTTGCTGATGAGCAAAAGCTGCGCGATGAAGCCAATCTTGCTATGGCCGCTGAAGACAATCGACTGGCTGCTATCCGCACTCAAAATCAAGGCAGAACCAGAGATATGGAGTTTGCCAAAGAGCAACTGGAGATGCGCAACAAGATGATCTTTGCGATGGAGAAAGAGCAAAGGCTTGCACAGCTTTCGCTTGAGTACACACGGCGCAGAAAAGAGGTTGAGGCGCAAGGTGGTCCTGACCAGCAGTTCAACCTTGACCAAATTGACCGACAAGAGCAAATGGCAAAGCTGTTTATTGAGATTGAGACATCCATGCTCAGGACGCAGCGTGTGTTTGACTCTGTGTGGAACAACATGAGTTCTGCCATTGACAACTTTGTAAAGACTGGCAAGTTGAGCATGAAAGACTTTGCTCGTAGCGTGATCCAAGACTTGCTTGCCATGCACATGAAGATGCAGGCCATGACGTTGCTGCGCGGCTTGTTTAACAGCTTTATGCCAGCAGGAGCGCCAATAAATCCAAGTCAATACGCTTTGAATTTTGCTGGTACAAAACTTGGGGCGCAACCAAGGGCTAATGGTGGGCCTGTATCCGCTGGCGCTCCTTATGTTGTTGGAGAGCGTGGTCCTGAGATGTTTGTGCCATCAGGCTCGGGCACGATCATCCCAAATCACAGCATGAGTAATCAGAGCGTCACCAACG